GGCCGCCCTGGCCGCCCACCAAGCCGCTCTCAGTCCTGATCGGCCGCAAGATGGCCGGCAAGGACGTGACGACACGGCGCGGGCAGGCCTCGCTTCTGCGGGCACAGCAGGGCAAACGGACGCTGCTCGACACGACCCGTCTGATGAAGTCAGTCACGGTGGAGGCCGGACGCGACGCGGTCGCGGTCGGGACGAACCTGATCTATGGCGCCATCCACCAGTTGGGCGGCAAGGCCGGACGGGGGCGGAAGGTGACGATCCCGGCTCGGCCCTACTTGGCCGTTCAACCGGAGGACTGGACCGAGATCGGGCGGCTATTGGTGCAACACCTGCAGAGGGCGCTGAGATGACCGACCCCGGATCGGTGTCCGGTGCAGGCCGCGTAGGAGGCCGAAATTTGAACGATCAGGACGGGAGGGCTATCCAGGTATGGGTCTGCTCCCGATCACACAACTTGACAGCGCTTGACACTGTCAACGGCGATCTCCTGTCCCTGGCTGTCCCCCTCTCGGGGGCCGACGGGGCCGCACCCCCACCGACCGAGATTCAGATCAGCCCGGGCGGCGAGGTGCAGACGGAGACGCAGGGCCGCTTTGTCATGGATGCCGAGGCCCAGGCCGCGCTCATCGCGCAGTTTACGCGCGCAGGGCACGATCTGGTGATCGATTACCGCCACGCCAGCCTGCAAGAGGGTCAGGCGCCGGCAGCCGGATGGATCACGCGCCTGATCAGTAAGGGCGCCCAGGGACTGTGGGCGGCGGTCAACTGGACCGAGCAGGCCGCAACCTACTTGCGGAATCGGGAGTACCGGTATCTGTCGCCCGTGCTGCTGGTGCGCAAGTCCGACCGGCGTCCGGTGGCCCTGCATTCGGTGGCGCTGACGAACACGCCGGAGACGCACAAGCTGTTACCGCTGGTGGCAAGTCACGAGGCTCGGGCGGACACACAGGTCCGCCCCTACACAGACGAGGAGGACCGGATGAAAGAGCGATTGTTGACGATTCTGAAATTGTCGGCCGACGCGACCGATGAGGCGATCATCGCGGCCATACTGGCGCTCGTGGAGCGGCCGGCCATCGCGCCGGAGCTGCGGGAGGCGCTGGCGCTGGGGGATCAGGCCACACTGTCGGACGCGACGGCCACGATCCATGCGCTGACGCAGAGCAGCGAGCAGCGATCAGCCGTCAGCGGCCGGCTCACCGCGCTGCAGGCTGAGGTCACGACGCTGCGCGAGGCCGCGGCGACGCGGACGCGCGACGAGTTGGTGACGATGGCGCTCAGCCAGGGCAAGATTACCCCCGCCCAGCGCGAGTGGGCCGAGGCGTACGCGCTGCGAGACCCCGAGGGGTTCCGGACGTTTACCGCCAAGGCCCCCGCCGTGGCGCCGGTCGGTGGGGGCGTGACCGTGCCGCTGTCGCAGCCGGCCGGATCGGGCGGGCTCGACGAGGGTCAGCGGGCGATCAATCGGGCGCTGGGTGTGACCGACGAACTGTACCTGAAGCACGCGCCGAAAGCGGCGTAGGAGGAGGACCGAATGGCAGCACTGACGCAGGGCCGTAACACCGCGCGCCGCGACGGCGATATCTTCGAGGTTCCGGTCGCGGCCAGTACGATCATCTACGACGGGGCGATGGTGGCCCGCAATGGCGACGGCAACGCCGTGCCGGCCGCCGATACGGCCGGCCTGGTCGTGATCGGCCGGGCCGAGGCCCGGGCCGACAACAGCGGCGGGGCCGCCGGGGCGATCACCGTCACAGTCCGCAGCGGGGTCTTCGCCTGGTCGCATGGCGGGCTGACCCGCGCCGACCTCGGAAAGGTGGTCTACGCGACCGACGACCAGACCGTGGCGACGGCCTCGGCCAATAAAGCCCCGGCGGGGATCCTCGTCGATGTGACCAGTGACGGCGCCTGGGTGAAGGTTGGGGTGGACGCGGTGATCGACCGGGTCGCCGCGCACCAAGCCGACTCCACGGCAGCGGATGTCGCCGGGCTGGTGACGAACTTCAACGCGCTCCTGGCGAAGCTGATCGCCGCGGGCCTGATGGCCGGCGCCTAACCGGCCGCCTCTGGAGGAGGAGCACACGTGATTATCAATCAAGCGAATCTGCAGAACCTGTACCGCAGCCTGCGCGTCCTGTTTCAGGACGCCCTTGCCGGGGTATCGCCGACGTGGAACCGGGTCGCGATGGAGGTCCCCTCCACCACGCGCCAGGAGGACTACGCCTGGCTGGGCGCCTTCCCAAGGATGCGCGAGTGGCTGGGCGACCGGATCATCAAAAACCTGTCGCTGCAGCGGTATTCGATCAAGAACCGCGACTGGGAATCAACCATCGAGGTCGACCGCAACGATGTGGAGGACGACACCATCGGGATCTACCGCCCGATCGTGCAGGAGCTGGGCCGGGCGGCGGCGGTGCACCCCGACGAGCTGATCTGGGGGCTGTTGCCGAGCGGGCTGACCGAGCTCTGCTACGACGGCAAGGCGTTCTTTGCCGCCGACCATCCGGTGGCCGGCGCGGGGGTGAGCAATCACGGCGGCGGGACCGGGACGCCCTGGTACCTGTTCGATGTCAGCCGCGCCGTCAAACCGTTGGTCTTTCAGTCGCGGCGCGCCCCGCAGTTCGTGAGCAAGGACCGGCCGGACGACGACAACGTCTTTCTGGCCCGCAAGTTCCTGTACGGCACAGACCGGCGCGATAACGCCGGCTTTGGACTCTGGCAGCTTGCGTACGTGAGCAAGCAGACGTTGAACGCCGCCAACTACGGCGCCGCCCGCGCGGCCATGATGGCCCACAAGGACGACGAAGGTCGCCCGCTCGGGGTCACCCCCGGTCTGTGCGTCGCGCCGCCGTCGCTCGAAGGCGTGGCGCGCGATGTGCTGTTGGCCGAGCGGGATGCCGCCGGCAAGACCAATATCTGGCGCAATACTGCCGACCTGCTGGTCGTGCCCTGGCTGGTATAACACAGGGTAGGGGGTAGAGGGTACACGCGCTGATGTACGCGACGCTGAGTGATCTGCAAGCGGTCCTGAGCCCGGCGGAACTGACGCAGCTTACGGACGATGCGGGTGTCGGCTCGGTCGATCAGACGGTGATCGATCGAGCCCTCGCCGACGCGCAAGCCGAGGTGGACGGCTATGTCGGGACGCGCCACCCCGTGCCGCTGCCGAGCCCGCCGCCGCTGGTGCGACGGCTGACGGTCGATCTGGCGATCTGGCAGCTCTATAACCGCCGCGATCTGGTGACCGACGCGCGCAAAATCCAGGCCGACGCGGCCCGGCGGCTGCTGAAGCAGATCGCCGAAGGGCTCGTGACGCTGGGCCTGCCGTCATCACAGCAGGCCAGCCCGCCGCCCAGCATCGTGAGCGGTGAGCAGCTCTTTACGCGCGACAAGACAAAGGGGTTCTGATGCCGAACCTGACGATTGCCGAGGCGCAGGACGCGATCCTGCAGCGGCTGCGCGATCGGATCGACGGGGTGGCCGTCGACGCCTATCCGGACAGGCCGGAGACGTATCAACTGAAGCATGCCGCAGGCGCGCTGCTGGTGCGCTATGCCGGATCGCGCTTCACCGAGCCCGAACCGACCGACGTGATCGTGCAGACCCAGACCGTGATGGTCGATGTCGTGACGGTCGTCCGCAATCTCCGCGACCACGCCGGGCTGCTGGATCTGCTCCACGCCGTCCGGACGGCGCTGACCGGCCTGCGGATCCCCGGCGCGTCGGCCTGTTGGCCGGTCAAGGAAGAGTTCCAGGATTATGTGGACGGCGTCTGGCAATACGCGACGACGTTCGAACTGGGCGTTCCACACACCGAGCCGCCCGTGACGCGGCCGAAGATCGAATTCACCGAGGGCGTCGGGTACGCCGACGATGTCTCGCGGTTCACCACCTAACAGAGGAGGATCACATGGCAAAAGCCAAGGACGAGAGCGCGGGCCCCGTCGCGCCGGCCGCTGAGGCGGCCACGACGCAGTATCACTATGTGGGCGCCACCGTGAGCTTCCAGGCCATCGCGGGGGTGGAGGTGAAGCTGGCGCCGGGGGACATCGTGACGCTGCCGAGCGCCGACCCGGTCGTGGCGCGACTGTTGAAGCAGCGGCTGCTCGTGCCGCATACCCGGCGCGTCGAGCGCCACGGATAGGAGGGACAGATGCCACCCAGTTTCCTGCACGGGTTCGAATTTATTGAGTCGGCGCTCTATCACCCGGTCACGATGGTCCGCAGCGCGATCATCGGCCTGGTGGGGACCGCGCCCATGGGGCCGATCAACACCCCGACGCTGATCATGAGCCGCCGTGATGCGGTGACGAAGTTCGGGGCGCTCGCGGCGGGGTACACCATTCCGCAGGCGCTCGACGCCATCATGGCCCAGGGCGACCAGATCGGGTTTATCGTCGTCATCAACGTCCTCGATCCGGCCGTCCATAAGACGGCGGTCGTCTCGGAAGCGGCCACCGTCGGGACCACCAACACGCTCACACTCGCGCATCCGCGAGTCGCGAGCGTCGTGGTGAAAAACTCGGCCGGGACGGTCACCTACACCGAGGCCACCGACTACACCGTGGATCCCACAACCGGCGTCATCACCCGCGTCGCGACCGGGGCGATCACCGCAGGCCAGACGGTCGCGGTCTCGTACGACTACCAGGACCCGACCACAGTGCTCAGCGCCGACATCATCGGCGGGGTCGACGCGACCACCGGCAACCGCGAAGGGATCGAGGCGTTGCTGGACACCAGCAGCGTCTACGGGTTTGCGCCGAAGACGCTGATCGCGCCGCAGTACAGCTCCAGCAAGACGGTCATGGATGCCCTACTGGCCAAGGCCGCGACGCTGCGCGCGGTCGCCATCGCCGACCAAGCGGTCGGGGCGACGATGGAGGAGGCGCTGGCCTACCGCAATCAGTTCGACAACGCGCGAGCGATCGTGACCTGGCCGCTCCTACAGATCACCGACCCGGTGACGGAGACGCCGGTCACGGTCCCCTTCTCGCCGTACCTGGCCGGCGTCATGTCGCGGACCGACAACGAGCTGGGGTTCTGGCACTCGCCGTCCAACAAGCCGATCCTGGGGATCACGGGGCTGGAACGGCCGATTCCGTTCATCAGCTTCCACAGCGCCGACAGCCTGGCGAACTACCTCAACGAGATGGGGCTGGTGACGGCGATCCACTTCGAGGGCTACCGGGTCTGGGGCAACCGGTCGGCGACGACCGATACGGCGTGGCACTTCATTGCGGTCCGCCGCCAGTTCGACGTCATCGAGGACAGCATTGAGCTGGGGACGCTGCACCTGCTGGATCGGCCGATCAATAAGGCATTTTTCGAGGACCTGACCGACTCGGTCCAAGCGTTCCTCAATTCGCTGGTCGGTCGCCAGGCGCTGATCGCCGGGACGGTCAAGGTGCTGGCGGAGGACAACCCGCCGGCGGAGATCGCCAACGGCCACGTGACGGCCAGGCTCGACCTCACGCCGACCTATCCGGCGGAGCGGATCACGTACAACGCGACGCTCGACATCGAGCCGCTGCGCACGCTGTTTCAACAATAGGCCGTGCCGGGGCGGGGTGACCCGCCCCGGCACGGTGTGGCACAACGATGGTGAGGGGGACCGATGGCGCTCATTGAGAAGATCCTGAATGCGAACGTCTACATGGACGACGTGAATTTCGTCGGGCGGGCGACCGAGGTCGATCTGGCCTCGGTCAAGATTAAAACCACCGAGCATCAGACGCTGGCCATGGTGGGACCCCTGGAGCTGTTCCAGGGTTTGGAAAAGCTCGAGTGCAAGATCAAGTGGGCCAGCTTCAACTACGAGATGCTGGCCAAGCTCGTCCCGACGCGGGCGGTGAAGCTGACGATCCGCGTGGCGCAGCAGGCCTATGCGCAGAGTTCTGTGGCCTACACCGACCAGGTCCGCGCGGTCATGGTCGGCCGGATGCGCGAGACGACCCCGCAGACCGTCAAGGCCGGCGAGGGGTCGATCGAGACCACCTTTACCATCGACTACTTCAAGAAGACGGTGGGGGGCTATGGCGGGATCGCCGGGGCGGACGTCCTGGAGATCGACGTCCCCAACTATATCTATAAGGTCAACGGGGAAGACATCTACGCCGACGTGCGCGCGGCGTTGGGGCTGTAGCCGATGGCGACGACACTGACATTGCCGTCAGGGAAGACCGTGACGGTCAGGACCGGCAAGGCGCGGGATCTGGTCAAGGCGCAGATGATGACGCAGACGCCGGAGGAGTTGCCGCTGGCGCTCGCCGCGCTGCTGTGCGAGATCGACGGCAAGCCACTCACGATGGAGGACGTCGGGGATATCGACTTGTCAGACTTCGTGGAACTGGTCCCTTTTTTGGGCCTTGCCCCCAGGACGCCGCCGGGCTCTGCCTCGCCATCGCCCGATTCGCCGGCTGGGGCTGGAGCGAGCTCGCGGAGCTCACGGGGCAAGAGCTGATCTGGTGGACGGCGCAGGTGGGTCGGTTGGTCAAGGAGCGCGCTGAGGACTAGCGGATGGCAGGTCTCGGATCGGCATTCCAGGTCGCGCTGACGCTCAAGGCCTACGACGAGGCCAGCGCCCCCCTGCGCCAGGTGCAGGAGGCGGTGAGGAGAACCACCGAGAAGATCGGGACGCTCCGTCACGCCGCCGAGCAGTTGAGCGCGGTCGGGTCGCGGCTCCGCGCGCTCGGGACCGGCGCGATGCTGGCCGGCGGCGGCGGCGCCGCGCTCTTCGGTCTGCACGATGTGCCGGCGCAGGCGATGCAGGCGGAACACCGGCTGCGGGCGCTCGGGAACGTGGGGGGGCTGACGACCCGGCAACTGGGCGCGATTCGGGACCAACTCCGGACCCTCGCGCCCGCGACGAATCAATGGCAAGGCGAGCTGATCGCGGGACTGGAGACGCTGGTCGCGTCCGGGATGGATGTCCAGCGCGCGATGGCGTTCCTGCCGGCCATCGGCAAAGGGGCGACGGCGATCCAGAGTGCGGTGGCCGATCTCGCGAAGACCCTGTTCGCGGTCTCGGACAACCTGAAGGTGTTGCCGGACGAGGGGGAACGGGCGCTGAACATCCTGGCCGCCGCCGGGAAGGCGGGCGCCTTTGAGCTGAAAGATATGGCCCGGTATTTCCCGACGCTGACGGCCGGGGCACAGCGCCTGGGCCTACAGGGGGTCCAGGGTGTGGCCGCGATCTCGGCCGCGCTGCAGGTCGCCAGGAAAGGGGCGGGCGATGCGGGCGAGGCCGCGAACAACCTGCGCAACTTCCTGCAGAAGGTGACGGCGCCGGAGACCGTCCGGAACTTCAAGGCGATGGGGGTGTCGCTGGAGCAGGAGCTGGCGCAGGCCACCGCGAAGGGCGCCGACCCGATTCTCCATCTGGTGCAGTTGACGGCGAGGCTGACCGAGGGGAACCCCTTCAAGCTGGGGAAGCTCTTCGGTGACATGCAAGTGCTGTCGTTCCTGCAACCGATGATCGCGAACCTGAAAGAGTACCAGACGATCAAAGACAACGCCCTGAGCGCGGGGACGGTCATCGACACCGACTTCGCGAACATGATGACCACGACCATCGAGCAGTGGAAGCGACTGAAGATCGCGATGGCCGCCCTGGCCGAGCCGATGCTGGCGCGGCCGCTACGGGTCATCACGACCCTCGTGCAGGCGGCGGCGTCCAACAGTACGGTGTTGCGGGCCATCCTGGGAGGGATCGGCACGGCATTGGTCGGGGGCGCCACACTCTGGGGCCTGGGGGCGCTGATTGCCGGGGCGGGGAAGGCCGTGGCCACGGTCGCGACGCTCCGGCAGGGACTCCTCTGGACGCGGGTCAGGCTGGTCGACCTCTCGACGGTCGCGGCCGCCGACCGGCTCCGCTACCTCGGCATCGTCCCGCAGGCGACGACGGTGTGGGGCGGGCTCGGCCAACAGATCGGGGTGACGTGGGGGCAACTGCAGCGGGTTGCGGCCGCGCAGTGGGGCTATGCGACGGCGCAATATGCGTCGGCCCGCGCGACGTGGTTGAATCTCGCCGGGCTCAAGGCGCAGGCAATAACGATGGGGACCACGGTGCGGCGATCCACGGTCGCCGCGAGCGCGGCGACGTGGGGGTTCGTGGCGGCGCAGTGGGCGAGCCTCACCGCCGGTCTCGCGGCGGCGGGCGGGATCCGGGCGCTGACGCTGGCCATGCTGAGCAACCCGGTGACCGCGTGGCTGGTGGGACTCGCGGCAGCGGCCGCCCTCGTCTACAAATTCTGGGCGCCGCTCTCGGGATTCTTCAAAGGACTCTTCAAGGGGATCGGCGAGGGATGGGCAGACATGGCGCAACAGTCGCTGGTACTGCGGATCATCGGGACCACGGTCTGGGCGATCCTGACGCCGCTCCGCTGGCTCTATAACCTGATCACCTGGATCATCCAGCCGGTGGAGGATGTCGGTCAGGCATGGGAATCGACCGGCGCGCGGATCGGCCACACGATCGGGAAGATTATTGCGACCATCGCCGACCTGCCCGCCGTGCTGCTGGATCTGGTCCGGTCGACCGCGTGGTTCCAGGCAGGGGCCAAGATCATGGAGCAGTTGTGGGCGGGGATGACGGCCTGGGCGCACAAGCCCGTCCAGGCGATGCGCGACGTGGCGACGTCGATCCGGAACCTCCTGCCGTTCTCGCCGGCCAAGGAGGGACCGCTCCAGACGCTGCACCGGATCCGCCTGGTGGAGACGATCGCCGAGTCCGTCCGGCCCGCCCCGCTGGTGAGCAAGATGCGCCAGACCGCGGCGGCGGTGGCGCTGGCCGTCCCGCTCACGGTGACGCCGGCGATTGCGGCGCTGTCACAATCTCCGGCCCCGCTGGTGCAGCCTCATGCGGCGCCTCGCCTCGCGGGGGTCGGCGCGCCGGCCTTCGCGGGTGTAGGGCCATTCAGCCTGACGATTCATATCACGATTAACGGCGCCGAGGTCGGCGGCAATCCGCAGGCCCTGGCGCAGCGCGTCGCGCAGGAGACCTCGCTGCAGGTCGAGAAGCTCATGCGGCGGAAGTACAGCATATGATGGGGCAGCTCGGGTCGATCGTGTTCGAGCGGCTGAAGGAGCCGACGGCGCTGACCGGCGCTAAAAAGTGGACCTACGCCGAGCACCCGATCATTCGCGAGGGAACCAAACTCCAGTATACCGGCCATGAGCCGCGGGACTACGAGATGTCGATCCGATTTCATGCGAGCTTTTGCGATCCGGATCTGGAGATTGGGAGGCTCGAGGCGGCCGCGCAGACCACGGGCAAGAACGGCCTGCTTGCGCCGATCCCGTTGATCCTCGACTCCGGCCACGTTCTGGGGAAGTTTGTGATCCAGGAGGTGAAGCGGGAGTATGTGAGGTGCTTTCCTGACGGCAAGACGCTCGAGTTGACGGCCAAGGTCGCGCTCCGGGAGTTTGTCTGATGCCACTCGACAGTACGGCGGATCTGCGGTTCGCGCTGTGGGAAGTGGAACTGTTGCGCAATGCGCGCCTCACGCGCGAGATCTCGGACAATACCGTGAGCCTGGAGGTGACCTTCTACGAGCACGGCGAGTGGCATGATTTCAACCTGGAGCTCGAAGACCGCGACGGGACGTTCTCGCAGCCGGACACGTTTCAAATCGGCGACCACCTCCGGTTCTGGGTCTGGTTTGCGGATCGCCCGGACCGCAGCTTCATGGGTGAATACACGATCGATGAACTCCATAACGAGGCGATGCCCAGTCGCGTCCGGGTGACCGGCCTCGCCGCCGACAGTGTGCGCGAGGACTTCCGGACGCTCAAGACGCGCGGCTTCGAGGGGATGACGCTCCAGGGCATCGCCGCGCAGATCGCCCGAGAGCACGACCTGACGCCGGATCTCCAGGGCCAGGATATCGAACTGCTCCGGAGAGAACAGAAGGGAGAGCATGATCTGCAGTTCCTGACGCGCATGGCCGAGCAGTTCGGCTATGTGTTCCGGATCGAGGGGCAGACGCTGATCTACTGGCAGCGCGGGATCGCCGAGGCCCAGGCGCCGCTGTCGCTTCAGGGGCTGCTGACGCGTCGGAGCTTCCGATATAAGACGTTCAAGACCTACCGGCGCGCCAGGGTGCGCTACGAAGACCCCCAGAAAAAACAGTGCATCGACGTCGTTGTGGAAGACCCGAGCGCCAAGAACGACGAGACGTTGGTCATCACGGAGCGCGTCGAGTCGCATCAGCAGGCCGAGATGATCGCGACCGCGAGACTGCAGGGCGCAAACATCCGCCGGATTGAGGCGGAGTTCGATTGTCTGGGCGTGCCGGAACTGAAGGGGGGCGGCAACGTCACGATCTCCGGCGAGGGGGCGCTGTTCGACGGCGAGTACCACGTCAAGGAGGCGGCGCACAAATACGACAAGTCGAGCGGCTACACGGTGCGGCTGAAGGCGTACCTCAAGGCCGGCGGCGCGCCCGCTGAGGCGATGGCGGCATGATCGAGCAGATCAAGGAGCTGTCGGGGCGAGTCGCCACGCTGGAGGAGGCGCTGAAAAATGTCCTGCGCGTGGGCACGGTGGTCGTCAGGGATGAGGCCACTTGCCGCGTCCGCGTGCAGTTTCGCGACAACGATCGGCTCGTCTCGTGGTGGTGTCAGGTCCTGATGAAAAAAACACACCTCGACAAGGTCTACTGGCTGCCGGATATCGACGAGATGGTGATCTGCGTGTTCCTGCCCTTCGGCCACGAACAGGGGTTTGTCTTGGGCAGCGCCTACAACGCGAAGGACCGCATCCCCCAAAGCGCGAATGGGGACCGGATGGTCCTGCGCGATCGGGTCGGCAACGAAGTCCTGATCGATCGGGTCTGCGGCAAGCTGCGGATCACGACGTCCCAGCTCCACGTCGTCGGGGCCCTCGTGGTGCACGGGGAGATCTACGACCAGGAGGGCACACTCACGCATCATACCAACAAGCACGCGCGAGACCCGAGTGGGGGCCCGCCTCCCTGGGATTGCGGGGCGTAATGCGATGACGAGACTCGGACTCTTTCCGGACGATCTGCATCGCCGACCGCCATCACTGTCAGTCCCGCTGGGGACGGGGTGGGCGTTTCCGGTGACGCTGCAGGACGGCGGCCTAGCGACGGCGGCCGAGGTCGATCACCTGATTCAGTCGGTGCGGCTGATCCTGATGACGGAGCGGGGGGCGCGAGTGCGACGGCCCTGGTTCGGCTCGGAGCTATGGAAATGGCTGGACGCCCCGATCAACGCGAGCACGCTTGCCGGGATGCGGCTCGCCGTCGTGGAGGCGCTGGACGAGGAGCCCAGGGCGCGGGTGACACGGATTGTGATTGAGAACCCGGAGCCGTCGCATCTGATCATGACGATCGTCCTGCAGACCGACCGGGGCGTGACGGTGGCCGTCGTGATCCAGTATGACCGCGATCACAAGCGCTGGCGCGAGCGAGGCTGGTAATGGGGCAGATTACGGAACCGGTCCTGTGGGGCAAGAAATTCTCTGAGTTGTATGGCCAGGCACTGGACCAGCTCAAGGCCGACGCGCCAGGCTACACCGCGCTGCTGCCGGCCGACCCCGGGATCGCGGTCCTTGACGCCCTGCTCCATCAGGCGCAGGTCCTGGGCGAGGCGCTGGACAGGCTGCCGGCTGCCGCGATGGTGAGTTGGCTGAACTACCTGGGTGTGGTGAAGAAAGGGCCGGTTGCGGCGACGGGGACGGTCGTCCTCACGCTGGAACCCGACCGCGCCGAGCCGCTGCTGATTCCGGCCGGCACGCGATTTCTGACGGACGTCTCACGGCCGAGCCCTGGCCTGGCCGAGGTGCAGATGTTCGCGACGGCGGCCGACATCGAGGCGCCGGTGGGCGAGACGACCGCCGAGATCCCCGTCGTCGCCGAGCGGGCCGGGACCGCTGGAAATGTCGGCCGGCACACGATCGCGTTCGTCTACCGGACACTGCCGTATGTGCGGTCAATCGACAACCCTCAACCGACCGCCGGCGGGACCGATTCCGAGTTGGACCTGGATGCGCTGGAGCGGGGCCGCAAGCTGTTGCGCCACCACCGGCGGGCCGTGACGCCGGACGACTACGAGCAGCTCGCCATCAGCGTCCCAGGGGTCAGCCGGGCGACGGCCATCGATGAGCCCGGAACGGTCCGGCTCTATCTGTTGGCGGACGATGGGCAGCCCGCGAACGACGCCCTGATCCGGCAGGTGATCACCGCACTGACCCCGACACGGGTCCAGGGGGTGGCGCTACAGGTTCTGCCCGCCGGGATCCGGCCGATTGGCATGACGGCGCGCATCCGGCTGCAGACCGGCTACACCCTGAGCGCCGTGCAACGCCTGGCGGAGACGCATCTGGCGCGCGTCCTGAACCCCCTGACGTGGACGTGGGGCCGTAAAGTGGCGATCAGCGAGCTGTTTGCGGCGCTCGAGCAGGTGCAAGGGGTCGACCTGGTTGAGGAGCTGCTCCTGCCGCAGGAGTCGATTAACCTGGCGCCGCATGAATTGGCGGGGTTCGGCACGCTGACGGTGATCGAATGACGATTGAGCGACAGTCACAGACCGGCCTCCTGCTGCCCGGCGTGTTCCGCGGCGAGCCGCTCCTGGAGTCGCTGCTCCAGACGGCCGAGCGGCCGATCGCCGCGACGTCGGCAGTCATGGAGGCATTCCTCGATCGGCTCCGCCCGGAGACGGCGCCGGCCTCGTGGCTGCCCTGGCTGTTCTGGGCCCTGGGCGGCGAGGACTACTACCGGCCGGATTGGTCGGAGACCAAGTCGCGGCTCGTCCTCAGCCGGCTCGTCGATCTGTACCGGTCGAGGGGGACCGTGGATGGCCTCGGGCTGCACCTGCGCCTGCTCGCCGATCAGCGCCTCCTCAAAGCCGCGCAGCCGCCTGGGAAGGCATTTGCCGGGGTGAGTCTCACAGCAGCAGAGCGCGAGGCGTTCGAGTCGCGCCACCCCGAGATCCGGATCTGGCCGTTTCAACACGCCGGGGTCAAGCGCTCTGCGTTTCTCGGGCGGGGCGGCGGATGGGTGGTCGCGCCGTTGGACGTCCCGACCGCAGGCGCCGGATGCTTTCCGGCCGCGACCGATGCGCCGGAGCGGATCGGGGATCGGTTGGAGTGGCACGACCCACCGGCCGAGACACGCGGTGACGGCCGCGCGGCCGTGAGGCGAGGAGCCGATGGCGCACTGGAGCTGGCGATCCGGGCCGTCGTCGCCGGCCTGTGCCTCGGGCGGGCGCTCAAGGGTTACACGGTCGATCACGGCGCGGCGACGCGACTGTACCGCGTGATACCGGATCCCGTGGGCGGCAGAGACCCACTGGCGCTACAGCCCTCGCTCACGCCGATCCGCGTGAGGACCGACGATCTCCGGATTGCAGGATTCGGCCTCGGCTTTTTTCTGTGGAATCGCTATACCGATCGCTATACGGACAGGGGCGGCTCACATGTTGACCGCCCGTTGGTCCATCGAAGAGCCGAGACGCGGCTGGGCGGGGCGCTCCGCGTCTTTGATCAGGCGAGGGTCGGGTCGGTGCGGCGGGGCGGACACCCCTTTCTGGGCGCCGTCGCGCTGGGGACCGTCCCGGCGCACGAGATCGAGGCCTGGGTGGAGATGCTCGGGACGGCCGGACAGGGGACGATCTGGCCAGGGCGACCGCTACGCGGCCACCTGGCGACCTCCGTCGCCACCCGACGCCTCGCGCATGGCCGGTGGGCCGGAGACCTCGCGAGGCGCGCGGGATGCCGGGTGAGGATGGACATCTCGCACAGGCGCGTGATCCGGCCGAACGAGACACTCATGTCCGGCGGGGCCACGGTCGGCGAGTATGTCATGAGCGGCGGCGCATAAGAGACGACAAGGAGGGGCTATGCCAGAGCGAGAGGTGGTCTACCGGGATCGGCAGGAGCTGCAGGCGGCCGATCTTAATAGTACGCAATCGTTCGCCGATGAGGCGATCCAGCACCTGATCACGGATTCGATCACCGCGGAGCGGCAGGTCGTGGGGTTGGTCGTCACGGCCTCAACAGTGACGGAGCTCTCAGTCTCGAGTGGACGGCTGTGGGCGGGGAGCGAGGGCAAGGTCTATCGGCTCGATCAGGCGCTCGCGCTCTCACTGTTCGGCTACTTGCCGATCACCGATAAGCGCTGGCTTGGCGTCGGCGTGTTAGGCCAAGGGGTGGAGACCGACATCCAGCCGCGAGATTTTCTCATCGATCTCCAGACCGGCCAGACCGAGCCCAGGGCCGTGGCCATGGAGCTGCTGCGACAGGTGGTCGTCCAAATCACGGCGGGGGTGGAATCGCCGGAACCTCAAAAACCACTCGTGCCCACGGGCCAGACCCTGATCGCCTACGTACAACTCGGTCCGGCGGGGATCCTCGCCATCGAGGATAACCCAACGGTACGGCTCACACGCCTGTTCAGCGTCAACCAGCGTCTGGAGGGTGTCGAGGGGTGGCGGGGTGTGGCCCAACCCCGCATTGCGACGCTCGGATCCGACATCGCCTCGCTCGCCGACGACCTCAATCAACTGCGGAAGGGCACCGTGGTGCGGCGCATCCACGAGTTGGCATCGGACGTGGCGCGGCTGCGGGAACTGGCCAATCTCCCGAGCGCCTATGCGGCCTACGCCAGCGACCGGTTCACTAATGAGAGCCTGAGCGATACGGCAGCCGCGGGCTATCACGCTCGGATCGATGTGGGGGGGCTCTCGTTCCCCTGGTCCGCGATCGCATCGGGCCAGCTCCAACTGCTCAACCCGCTGGAGGCGGCCGTGCAGACCGCGCCCCGCGATCTCGGCCACTATCTGCCCCGCTACACCGAGACCCCGAGGCTGCAACTGACCAACGCCACCGGGGATCTCGCGATCGCGCAGTATCAATATCAGACGTTTGAGGTTAAGCAGGGCTCCAACTGGGTGACCTTCCTCCGGTATGGGCCACTGTTGCGGAAGGATGTCAACTGGTGGAATCTGGCGCGCGGACTGGAGCAGGATCTCACGGCGGTGCTGGGGGTCGGGCTCGACGTGCAGGAGCAGGACGCGAGCTGGGTGACGTTTCGGTACTTCTATCATTTCGGGATTGACATCCCGTATCAGTACAATGCGCCGGTCACACAGCAGTTCTCCGGCTCTCAACTCGCCCAAACGTTCCTCGTGTCACAACACGGATGGCTGACGCGAGTCGACCTCACCTTCACGGCACGGGATAGTAGTGGGACCGTCTACCTCGCCCTGTGCGAGACGCAGGCGGGCCTGCCCGATCTCACGCGCACGATTGCGACGACGCAGGTGGAGGCTGGAGCGATCCAGCTCTCCCCGGCCGGCACAACCTTCCGCTTCCAGAAGCCGATCTACCTCGAGGCGGGCAAACGCTATGCCCTCGTGCTGACGACAGCAGGCAACCATAAGATCGCGACCGTGGCGGGCGCCGACCACACGCAAGGGACGATCTTCTACTCGCTGGACGGCGCCTATTTCCAAGGCGACCTCACCAAAGACCTGGCGATGACGCTCTATTATGCGCAGTTCGACGAGACCCGTGTGACGGTCGATCTGGCTCCGGTCTCGCTCCTTGGGGGGATCGCAGAGATCGCGCTGCAGGCCCGATCCTACGTCCCCAAGACCACGGAACTCCTGTTCGAGTACCAGGTGGCCGGACGATGGCATCCGATCGCAGGGACCATCGACACCGCCCTGTCCGGCCTCCCGGCCCTCGTGCCGATGCGGCTGACATGGGTCGGGTCGAGCAGCCTCATGCCGTTCATCTCGTCGGTGGGATCCACCCTCTCAGTCACGCGGCCCGCGACCGCCTTCACGCACGTCTCGGCAGCGAGAACGCTCGCGGCGGCCACGGGCTCGGTCGAGGTGCAGGTATTGATGGCCGGGTTCGACGCGACGAAACATACCTGCGCCATCACGCTGCTGGTCGGATCGACGGAGGTCACGGCCACGACGGTGACGGATGTGGGTGAGGGGAGTGGGATCAGGCGGACCGCGACATTCATCATCGCGCCGACGGCCACAAGCTATCAGATCAAGATCGCCGGCACGACCACCGATGCGCTCGCACCCTTCTCGATCACAGAGCGGATCGACATTGCGTTCTAACATGAGGAGGAGATAATCGATGTCCCGCAGGCTCGAGGCGTATAGAGTCAGGGACGGGAAAACACCCCTGAGCGAGCGCGAGTTCAACGCCAGGTTTTTTGACATCGACGCGCGGTTGCATGAGATCGAGGTCCTGCGCATCAGCTACGAGGAGGCGATCAGCCAGCTCCAGGCGGTGGTCGCCCAGCGGACCGCGACGGTCGTGCCGCCGCTCATCGCGGCCTACCAGATCAGCCTTGACTGGCTCGATGTTGAGAGCGCGCGGCTGCGGGCAGAAGCGGCCGACTTGGTGACCCAGCTCGTGGCCGACCGGGCGAGCCAGCAGGCGGCGCTCGATGCCGAGCTTGCGAGCCAGCAGGCTACCCTGGACGCCCTGGTGGCCCAATACCAAGGTAACGTGGTTCGCCCCAATCAACTGCGGGGCGGTCCGGCGAGCCTCGCCTACGATGCGAGTGGGAGGGTGAGCACCCTCACCCAGACGCTCCCGGCCGGCACGTATGTGCTCGACCACACCTATGCCGTGGGGGGCGAAGTGCAGGCGATCACGGCCACGCTCGCAGGGGCCGCGCTCTGGACGCGCACCTACGCCTACGATGCCGGAGGGCAACTCACCGGCTGGACGGAGGCCTAAGTCATGGCAGGCGAACTCGCAGACGCACTCATTGCGCGGATCGACACGCTGATCCGGTCTCGGCTCAATGCCGCGATCTCCTCGCGCCTGGCGGTATCAGACTATGTCGCGCCGGACAATTTAGGGATCGCCGCCGTCCAGACCAAGACCGATCTGATTCCCGTGGAGGGGCCGCCTGGGGCCGCCGACTACACGCCCGCGCGCGCGGCCCTACTAGACAAACTTGATGCGCTGATCTCCTCGCGTCTGGCCGCCTCAGACTACACCACACCGCCCACAGCCAACGCTATCTGGGCCGCCGCCGCCCGCACGCTCACCAGCGCACCCAGCGCCATAGCCTCCATCCAGTACGGCGAAATTTTCTTTACCCTAAATTCCGCCGCCACCCTAACAATCGCTCCGGTCGTCACCGCCAAAACAGTGCTCCTGTTCCTCGGCACCACAAATGCAGACACTACGTTTAACCTCGCTCTAGCGAGGTTATTCCTCGTCGACAGCACCACGGTGCGGGCGGGAAAATGGAATGACGGCGGCAACGGCACCCATATAAATTTTTGCGTCGTTGAGTTCACGTAGTAGGCACAAGGAGATACGGTGATGATGGCACAGTTCGGCGTGTTACAGGTCGACCGCGCCTCCGGCCAGCTCCGCGGCCGCCTCCAAGGCACTGCGGGCGATACTCCACTGGCCGCAGTCCGATCGGCCGCTCCAGTCAACGTGGAGGTCGTGGACACCACGGCCTACGACATCGAGGCGATGGGCGTGCCGGCCACGGCGGCGCTCGGGATGCCCTTCTCGTTCCAGGTGGCCTGGGTCGCTGTGGGACCCACCGCCGACCCGTTTCCCGCCTCACCGATCGCCGTCACGGTCGAGGGCGTATCCTTCCCCTACCAGCCCGACCCCCAGACCCACCAGGCGACCGTGACCGTGACCCCTGAGATCGCGGGGCCGCTCCAGATCCGGGTGGGCGAGGATAGCTATATCGTGGAGGTGGCCTGATGAAGCGTCGAGAGGTCGTGCAAACCGGCGGGCAAATCCACGTCCGCGAGCATCCGGGCAGCAAGGCCGAGCAGACAAAGCGTAGCAAGGCTAACGCACCCAACGCCGCGGTGGAGGACAAGCTCGACTACATCATTGCCCTGATAGAGGCCATCCATCAGCGCCTCGATGCGTAAGGCCTAATCGATGATTCCACCTGCAACCACCTTGCAGAATCGCAGCGTTTCAGCACCGAAAAGGGGTCCTGTTTAGCCAATTTCCGCAACCCGCTTTCACGTTCTCACCCCGAGTCATTTCCGGCGATTATCCTGCCATTCCCCTAAAAGTATCTCTCACCGCTTCAATTCTTTGGTCGAACGGCGGCGCAAAGCGCCGTCAGGTACATGTGGCTGTCAGGTCTGCGGTTTCCACCGCTCATCAGCGCTTCGCATCTTGTGAAGCTTACGCCGCCAGTAGATCGTGACCGCTCGTGCTGCGGTGCATTGTGGGGCTAACGACCAAGCGTGGCCGGCGCGAAACGCCAGCGGCTTCATTGCTGAGTTGGGCGCATCCGGTGAGGCCATGCGGACCTCGTCTTTGTCGATCGACTTAGAGTAGCGGTCCCGACAACTCTTTGAGTCCAGACCAGAAGCGTACCGGCAGGAGTTCGCAGCTTGCGAGTCTTCGGTTCAATGCGGTAGCGCCGATTCTTGGCGACCAGTGCATGGACCCACGGAAGATCGTTGCGGTAAAAGACAGTGTCCTCGGCACAGCGTACGATCAAACGGTTGAGCCCTACAATCTCGTCGTGACCGAGCCTGCGGTTGCTATGACGAAAGGTCGTGAAACTGAGGTCGACTTGATCCCGGTCGACCGAGAGGTCTGGTCTGATGCGCAACGCGAGATTAGGCGCCAAAGGAATAACACGGTTTAGGATGCGCGGATCGGCCGTCGTCTCGATGGCGACTGGAAAGTCGCTCGTGAAGAACGGGCTATGGTCCGAGTCGTTGCGTAGGATCTCCCACTCGAAGTTCCCGAAGAGGGCTGTCATCCGCAGAATCGACTGAATGCCGATTGCCTGAGAAAATTTGACGTCGACTGTGACCTCGACAGTTCCGTCGCGGAGAAGCTGACTGAGGCTGGTATCTCCTAGCTCAGCGGGCGGCGGTGACAGTGCTCCCTGAGCCTCCATTATGGCGTCCATCGGTTCGAGTCTTCGACTGTGAGAAGAAAATACATGAGCGCCCTCTTGATGTCTTCCTTCGAGTGCGGCAACTTACGTGCATCTGCAACGCATCCGGGCCAGGGCGCCGCTGATGATGCCAAGGTTGCACCATAGTCGTTCACGATTTGATTGAGTGAGGCGTGGGCCTCGAGTATTTTCTTGACGGCGGCCGTGAGGGTCGGCGAGTCGGAAACCGCTTGCGTAGTTTTGGTACGACCAAAAAGGCGGTTTAGCAGTTTCATCTCGCTCCTTCAGTTCCAGCAACACCGGACCATTGTATACGCTAATCAGCCTATCCCAACTAACCGTTTTTTGAGTCAGGGCAAATGGTACACCTTCTCGCATAGTTAGCAACCAATCCTTGCGCTGAGGTTGGTGTGCCCCAGGCGCTCCTGGACGGTCCGGTTGTTGTAGCGGTTTTCAGGGAAGTAGAGGGCAAAGGAATGCAGGTGAAGAGCGAGCAACGCGAATCCTCGGTCTACTGAAGCATGCTGCAATATGCTCCGCCGTAACGCCGACCTACGTGGCGCCCCACACGAGGCGCGCGCTACAGGTAGTGGCCGAGAGCGTGGTCGCGCTGCGGCACCGCCTGGCGCAGGCGTTTGCCGATCTCAGCGTATTCTCGCTCCATCGCCTCGGTGACAGAGGGCAGCGTCTCGGCAAGAGCGGCCAGGAAGTCGGCGTGGGTGACGACCTTGGCCTCCAAGTCCTTCCGCAAGGCAAGCTGGGCAGCCCTCATGCAGAGCAGGGCAAGGTCGGCCCCGGTAAATCGATCGGTCCTGCGGACAAGGTCCTTCAGATCCACGTCTTCGGCGAGGGCCATGCGGCGGGTGTGAACAGCAAGGATTTCGTGACGGGCGGCGGCATCCGGGATCGGAACGTACACCAGCGCATCGAAGCGCCCTGGGCGTAGGAGCGCCGGGTCGATGAGATCAGGCCGGTTGGTAGCCCCCAGGATGACCACCCCGCGCAACTCCTCCAGGCCATCCAGCTCGGAGAGGAGCTGATTCACGATCCGCTCGGTCACGTGCGGTTCGCCTGCCGCCATCCCACGTCGCGGTACAAGGGCATCCACCTCGTCGAAGAACACGATGGCGGGGGCTACCTGGCGGGCCTTGGCGAAGAACTCTCGAATCCGTTGCTCTGACTCGCCGTACCACTTGGAGAGCAGATCACTCCCTTTGGCCAGCATGAAGTTGGCCCGCGCCTCGTTGGCGACGGCCTTGGCCAGTAGGGTCTTCCCGGTCCCCGGCGGACCATAGAGCAGGACACCTTTGGGTGGCTTGATGCCGAGGCGCTCGAAGGCCTGAGGATGGGTCAGAGGCAGCTCCACAGACTCCCGGAGGGCCCTCTTCACGTCGGCCAGGCCCCCGACATCGTCCCAGGTGACCCGAGGGACCTCGATGAAGAGCTCCCGAAGGGCCGAAGGGCGGATCCGCCGCAAGGCTTGGTTGAAATCCTCATGGGTGACGATCAGGCGCTGCAGGACCTCGGCCGGGAACGTTTCAAGCCTCAAATCCAGATCCGGGAGGACGCGCCGAAGGGCATTCAGGGCGGCCTCACGGCAGAGGGCAGCCAAGTCTGAACCGACGCATCCATGCGTGAGGTCTGCCACCCAATCCAGGTTCACGTCTGGTGCAAGCGGCATGGCCCGCGTGTGGATCGTGAGGATCTGGCGTCGGCCATTGCGGTCCGGCACGCGCAGCTCAATCTCCCGGTCGAAGCGGCCGGGGCGGCGTAATGCCAGATCGATCGCGCCGACTCGGTTCGTGGCCCCGATGACAATCACGTTGCCGCGTGGCATGAGGCCATCCATTAATGTGAGAAGCTGGGCCACGACCCGCCGTTCCACTTCACCCATCACCGCCTCGCGCTTGGGGGCGATGGAATCAAGCTCGTCGATGAAGATGATGGCGGGTGGGTTGTCTTGCCCCTCCTGAAAGATGGCTCGCAGACGTTCCTCCGATTCGCCGTAAAAGCGCCCCATGATCTCGGGCCCATTGATGGTGGCGAAGTGGGCCTTGGCCTCATTGGCCAGGGCCTGGGCCAGGAGAGTCTTGCCGGTCCCAGGGGGGCCGTGTAGGAGCACACCCTTGGGCGGTGCGATCCCAAGCCGATCGAACAGCTCTGGATGCTTGAGCGGCAGCTCGACGACCTCCCGGATCTCATTGATCACCTCGCCCAGCCCGCCGATGTCATCGTAGGTGATATCCGGGAGGCGGGCCTCCTTGGTTTCCACGTACTCCGGCAGG